AAATAAATATAGAAAAGACATATAACATGTTTCAAAGCGATAAGTTCCTTGTCCCCTATGCAGGATATACCATTGCATTATTGGCCAATGAATTTCGTGCAGGCAAAGAAGGGCGCGCTATCTTTACGAGTACTAAGTTTAATAAATTGGTTGTAGTAATAGGTGCTAATGTTTTTTTAGTAATACTAGTTTATAATCAGCGTCAGCAAAAGGTCACATATTCCCAGGTTATATTAATTGGGACGCTACAAACTAATACTGGCGTGGTTTACATTGCAGAGAATAATAAGCCACAGATTGGTATTTCTGATGGAACTGCTTTTTATCTTTATGACCCTTTGCTTACTCCATCATTTCAAGCAATTAATCTTAATTTCACTCCCGGTTACCTAACCTTCCATGATACATACTTTATCTTGGCTGCTAGGAACGACACAACATACTCACCCCCTGCAAATAACACATGGCGGCTATCAGGACAGAATGATGGTACTATATGGAAATCTACTGCGGGATTTGTAGGTCTATTACAAACAAAGCCTGATAATGTACAAGCTGTAGTTAGATTCCCATCAAAAGGAAATATGATTTTTGTCATGGGAAGTGTCGTCACAGAAGCATGGTTTGATGTTGGGGGTCAGCTTTTCCCATATTCTCGTACAACCCAATTTAATATAGATTATGGCTGTGTACAACCTGCAACTGTTGCATACATGGACGAAATTGTAGTATGGCTAGGTAAAAATGAGAAATCAGGGCCGATTATTTTATTCTCGAACGGGGGCATGCCTCAGAAGATTACGACTGATGGTATTGATTATTTATTCTCGCAACTTCAAGAACCGGCTGATTCTCAGGGTTTTCTCTATAGACAAGATGGCCATTTGTTTTATCATATTAACTTCTATACTGATAACTTATCCCTTTTTTATGATTTCAATACCCAGAAGTTCTATCATGCTTGCGATCAAAACCTTAATTATTTCATTGCTTCCGAAGTGGCTTATATAGACAATCAGTATTATTTTATCTCTAAAAATACTGGAAATCTATATTCCTTTGATACAGTATTTACCACCTACCAAGATACGAACAGCTTAAATATCGTAGAGACTCACGAAATTCCACGCATACGCTCTTGTGCTAATATCAGGACGCCAGGCCAAGATTATATGATTATCAACGATATTGGATTTACCATTGAATCAGGACAAACTGATTATCAGCAACAATCCTTAGGTGAAATCATTTTAATAACTCAAGACAGGCATCCATTGGTCACGCAGAGTGATTTCTTAGGGTTTTCAACGCAAGATGATGAATTCCTGATAACACAAGACGGCAATCTCCTGGTATCACAACAAAATGCTACAGGCACTCAACAGCTTCTAATCGCTCAGCAGATGGCTAATACGGGGACTTCTAACTTATCGCTACCCCATGTTGACTTATCGATATCAGATGATGGTGGCGAGTCCTTTGGGAACGAATGGGCACAATATTTGCCGCCTATTGGGCATACTAAAAATAGGCTTATGTGGTGGCAGGCAGGTATTGCAAACGATTTCGTTCCGCAATTTAAATTCTGGGGCATGGGTAGGTTTGTTGTGACTGATGGTGAAGTTAATGTGAGGATATAAGATGGTTGCAAATGTTAATAATCCTACGCCAATATTCCCAGATTACCCACGGGAGCAGCCTACTGTTGATAAGGAAGGTAAGTTTACATATCTTTGGGATTTAGCGTTAGGACAGCTTTTCCAGACATTGCAGACTAATTTCAGGAATGAGGGCGTGAAGTTACCACCCTTAACAACTGTGCAAGCCGACCAGGTTAAAGCACTTTATACGCCATTAATTGGGAATCCATTGCCTCCTGGGACACCTGATATCAGTGGGCAGACGATGTATAATAGTACAATTTTAGCGCCACAGATTTTTATTATAAGTTATGATGGTGCCACACCACCTAACATTGCAGATGCTAGATGGTGGACATTTACAATAACTTAATAAGGGTTTATGGTATAATAGTAATACAAACAACGTGATTCAAGGATGAATTATGAGTTGGTTCAGTGATCTATTTCATGGCGGTAAGAACCCTGCAGATACCGCAAATCAATATTTTGGGCAAATTCCAGGAGCTACAAAGCCATATTATGATCCGTATATCAATGCTGGAAAAGGTCAATTACCAGGTATTGAAGATATTATTAAAAAACTTACAGGTAATCCTGGCGGCTTCATGAATGAGATCGGGAAATCCTATCAGGAATCCCCTGGTCTTAAAAACCAAATTGCACAAGCTATGCAAGGCGCAGGTCATGCAGCTGCCGCAGGTGGTATGGCAGGCTCTCCTCAACATGAGCAAGAGAATATGCAGCTTTCAAACGATATAGCAAGTAAAGATTATAATAACTGGATGCAAAACGCATTAGGACTGTTTGGTTCTGGTTTCCAAGGTTCCCAGAATGTTGCTGGTATGGGTCAAAAATCTGGTAGTGATTATGCCAATATGATAGCCCAAGCATTGGCTCAGCAAGGGGTTTCAGGATTTGCAGGCCAAAGTCAGCAAAATGATTGGTTCCGTGACCTACTTAAAGCATTAGGACAAGGTGTGGGTGGTATTGGTGGATTATTTGGTGGAGGTGGCAATAAATGACATTTACATTAACCAACTTAGCTGCTATTCCCCATACAAGGCACCCTTTAAGTGGCTTGATTGAAGGACTAATGTCTGGCGCTAAGGAAGGCATGAATTTGAAATATTTGCCTCGAGAAAAAGAAGCAGATATCTTTCATAAACAAATTTCTCCTTTGGCAATGCTTGCTAGTAGTCCTTATTTTTCATCATTACATCCTGAGCAACAAAAGCAGATTGCGGGCTATGTTAGTCAGATGTTAAGTAAACAATTTCCTATGGGTGGTGCTAATAATTCAAATCAACAGCAAAATATAGGAATGCCTCAATCTCCTGACATGGAAGGACAAAATAATGACATACAACAAACTCAAGGGACATCTCAAGGACAAAGTTTAGTACCACAAAACGCTGGTGAGCATTTTACTGGTAAGTTTACACAAAGCCCTTATACACCTGGGGCAGCTTTTAGGGGTCAAGGTGGAGAAACAATCTATGCTCCTACTGGAACCAATGTTCAAAAAGGACAAGATGTTGTAAGAGAAACAAAAGGTCTTAAAAAACTATTTGATCAATATATGGAGATAGCCCCGAAAGTTACAGGAGCCGGTGGATTTAAAAGGGATATTTCAGAAATTGCAAGCGGAATTCAAAAAACAGGATTACCATTTTCTGAAGCTATTTCACAAAGATTAGGTGGAGGAAAAATTGCCAATATAGCCGCTAATGCTCAAACACTGCGTTCTCAAATGGCTCCAGCTTTAAGGGCAATTGGTTTTAGTAATCCTGAAATTGAAGACATTATAGGTTTTCATAAAGGAGAAACAGAAAAAAATATCAGGGATAGATTAAAAAATGCTTGGCCTGTAATAGAAAGAAAAATAAGAGAACATAAACAGAATTTGCAAGGTGGATTAACTGTTAACAATCAGCCAGAAAATGAAGAATACCCTGTTCTGAAAACAAATTCAAATACAACTAAAAATCCTGGATTTACTTTGTTAAAAGGACCCGATGGATCAACAGGATTTGTTCCTTCAGATAAAGCTAGTAAGTTAATTGCTTCTGGTGATTTTAAAGAGGTTAAATAATGGCAAAGAATAAAGTTGATTGGTCATCTTTAGGTGGATATGCTGTTAATGAAAAACCTTCATTCACTCAGAAAAATAAATTTGATTGGTCAAGCGTTGGCGGTCATCCTGCAGATGAAAATTTGTCTAATCAGAATCAAAATGAAGATTCTGAATCTCAACTAAAGCAATTAAAAATTCAACACCCATATTTAGAAAAAATAGCAGAAATGTTACAAGGCAATCCACTTTTACATAAGGCTGGTGATATTGCTGGACATTTTAATAATGCAGTTCAAGGCACAGGACTACCATCAGCCGCTCAAGGATTTTATGGTACAGGAATTGAAATGGGACGTGGTTTAGCTAATTTAATTCCTGGTGTAAATATTCAAAAACAAGATTACCCACAACTTAATGGAAGTCCCTATTTCCCTTATCTAAATGAAGGGGCAGAAACCTTGGGTTCATTAGGTATGGGAATGCCAGCACTCAA